ACAATGGTATGCACTATTCAGATGGAATCCAGATGTCAAATTTTACAAAGTTAACGAATTTAATGATGGTAGAGATGCCGTCAATTCTCCTATTGAAGATTGGGAGAATAATAAGAAATTGCCGAATGTGGAATACATAAGCTATTCCACGCTTGACAATATGCTAGTTTTATAATATAATGTACAACATGAGTAATAAAACTTGTATAAATACTAATGAAGCCGATTATACAGGCTACACTAAGACAACGAACATAAAACATATATACAAAGGAGAATAATATGGATTTTGAAAGTTTAAAATCAAGTCAAAGTAATTTTGACGCAATCACCAAAGCTCTGGAAACTAAACTTAGTCCAGAGGACCAATCAAACAAAAACAAATATCAGGACGACAGGTTGTGGAAACCTGAGATGGATAAAACTGGTAACGGCTATGCTGTTATTCGTTTCTTACCTGCTTCTAATGGCGAAGAGATGCCATGGCAGCGAGTATGGTCTCATGCATTCCAGGACAAAGGCGGCTGGTTTATTGAGAACAGTTTGACAACTCTTAATCAAAAGGATCCTGTGTCTGAAGAAAACAGCAGACTATGGAATACTGGTTTAGATAGTGACAAAGATATTGCTAGAAAGCGTAAGAGAAAGTTATCTTACTATGCAAACATTTATGTTGTGTCAGACCCTAAGCATCCTGAAAACGAAGGACAGGTAAAACTGTACAAGTTTGGTAAGAAAATCTTTGATAAGATTACCGAAGCGATGCAACCAGCATTTGAAGATGAAACACCTATTAATCCATTCGATTTCTGGAAAGGTGCAAACTTCAAACTGAAAATTAGGAAAGTTGATGGTTATTGGAACTACGATAAATCCGAGTTTGAGGGCGTAAGCAAAATCAAAGATAGTGATGATGAAATCAAAGCTATTTGGGAAAAGCAATATGCTCTTAAAGAATTTGTTGACCCTAGTAATTTTAAGACCTATGATGAACTCAAAGAGAAACTGAATAGGGTAATTACGGGTACACAAAGCACAGTAACAGCAGACCAAATGGACCTCCCACCGGCGGCTGCACCTACTGTGAAAAGTGACGATGTACCAACTATGTCTTCAGCAAGTGCGAGTAGTGAACTAGATAATGATGAAGATGATACTTTATCTTACTTTAGCAAACTTGCAGACGAAGACTAGTATCTCTCTCTAAAACATCTAACTTTGAAAGGGCTTCCGAAAGGGAGCCCTTTTTTATTGGTATTGATAAAAAAGGTATAAATAGTAGTATGGCAATTAATATATTTGACCCCTTAAAGGATTTACAAGGCAACCAATTTAAGTCAGCTAATTGGTACCGTAATGCAGCTTCACTAGTAGCAGACAGAGCTAGTGCAAGTAAATTGATGCGTGACGGTAAGTTATTAGGCAGACCAAGTGCTGGTAGAATGTCTATGTTTTACTATGACCCAAAAACTAAATCAAAGATGCCATTCTATGATATCTTTCCTCTAGTTTTGCCTGTTGATGTATTCAAAGGTGGGTTTGTTGGTTTAAACTTTCACTATTTACCATATCCATTGAGATTTAAATTATTACAAGATTTGCAACAGTACACAAGTAATGGTAAATTTGATAGTAGTACAAAATTACAAGTTGGTTATTCTAACTTGAAAGGTAATAGTTTGATTAGACCTGCTGTTAAAAAATACCTATGGCGACAAGTACAGAGTAATTTTTTAAGAGTAGATGTTGATGAGATGGCGATTGCATGTTATTTACCAGTTGCACAATTCCAAGGCGCAAGTTTAGGTAAAGTGTTTGCAGACAGTAGGAGAAAAATCTAATGGCATATTCAGAAAAGGTATTAGACCATTACGAAAATCCACGAAATGTGGGTAGTATGGATGCAAAGAGTACAAATGTTGGTACAGGTATGGTAGGTGCACCGGCATGTGGTGATGTAATGAAATTACAGATTGAAGTAAAAGATAATATTATAACAGATGCTAAGTTTAAGACATATGGTTGTGGTAGTGCTATTGCGAGTAGTAGTTTGGTTACCGAAATGTGTAAAGGTAAATCATTAGAAGAGGCAAAAGCAATAAAGAATTTAGATATTGTAGAAGAACTGGCACTTCCACCAGTAAAAATACATTGTAGCGTATTAGCTGAAGACGCAATTAAATCAGCAATAGAAAACTATAAAAGTAAGGTAGCATAATGGCAATTCTAAGAGGCGGTAGAAGAATAGGTAACTTTGATATAAGACTTGGTCTACCAAGAGACCGTTCTTTAGAAGATGTTGCTGGTGATGCACAAAAAAGATTAGGTGGTTCAGGTAAGTTTTATGGTGGCAATACAGAGTCCACAGTAAACAGATTTATCGCAGAACTAGGACAAGGTGAGGGTGTTGCAAGACCAAATAGATTTTTAGTTATCTTCAACCCACCTGAAAAATACAAATTAGGTCCTGTTGGTCAAAAACAAACATCATTTGGACCTCCACCACATCAAAGATTTGAACAATACAATCAGTCAGACCTAAAAAGAAATGTAGGCATGATGTGTAACAAGGTGACTATGCCGAGTAGAGATATCAATTCAACGGCACACCAAATATACGGACCAAGAAGAGAAATACCATACAGTTATAGTTTCTCAGGTCAAATAGAAATGAATTTTTATGGTGATAAGTTTTTAAGACAAAGAGTATTCTTTGAAGAGTGGCAAAAACTTATATACGATTTAGGCACACATGATATGAACTTTTATGATGATTATGTGGGGTCAGTAGATATTTTACAATTAGGCCAATATGCAGGCAGAGGTGGTAGAGATGATACAACATATGGTGTCAGATTATACGAAGTTTACCCAGCTACTATTGGTTCTATAGATTACGATTACGGCCAAAATGATAGTGGTGTAAATATACCTGTAACATTTAATTTCAGAAGTTGGTACAATCTAACTTCAGGTGAAATAAGTAATCTAACAATAGGGCAATCACTTGGTGATGTGCCTGAATTTAAGGCTTCAAAAGACTTCGGTCTATTCAGTGGTATACTAAATAAGTTACCACCAGAACTAAGAAGAACTGGTAGAGATGTGCTTAATCAAGTTAAGAGAGCAACACCTATCGGTAAACTTACGGGTGGTAGGGTATTCCCGCCATTCTTATAATATAATGAACAAGGAGATATAATGTCATTACCTATATTAGAAACAGCGAGCTATGAGTTGACGCTACCTTCTACTGATACGGCAGTCAAGTATAGACCTTTTCTTGTAAAAGAAGAGAAACTATTAATGATTGCAATGGAATCAGGTGAAAGTAAACAAATCACAAACGCATTAAAAGAAATTGTTGACGCATGTACATTTAATACAATTAATGTATCAGCACTACCAACATTTGATTTAGAATACATCTTTTTACAGATTAGAGCTAAGTCAGTTGGTGAAATTGCGAAATTGAAAATCAAATGTCCTGATGATAATGAGACCTACGGAAATGTAGAAGTTGATTTATCTAAGGTTGAAGTACATGTTACAGATGACCATACTAATGAAATCAAAATCAATGATAAGATTAAGATGATTATGAAGTATCCTACTATTGATGATTTTGACCCCGACATGGATGTAGAGAAACCAAAAACAGAAAACATGTTTAACATGATTGCTAAGGCTATCTACCAAATTGTTGATGGTGAAACTGTACATCAAGCAGTTGATTATAAAGAAGAAGAATTACATAAATTTATTGACGGTCTTAATTCAACAATATTTGCACAAATTCAAAAGTTTTTTGAAACTATGCCAAAGTTGAAACAAGAGGTTGAAGTAACCAACCCTAAGACCAAAGTAAAGAGTAAAATGGTATTGCAGGGGCTAAACGATTTTTTCGTATCGCCCTCTCACACGACAACCTAGAAAACTATTTCCAGGTTAATTTTGCGTTAATGCAACATCATAAATATTCTTTGACAGAATTGGAGAATATGTTGCCGTGGGAGAGGGAGATATATGTTAACCTCTTGGTGACACATATTAAAGAAGAGAACGAAAAACAACGAGAGAGAGAAAATGCCAGAAGAAAATAAAGATGTTAAGGTTGCAGAACCTAAACAAAAAATACAGGTTGATTTAGAAGTTGATACTTCAATCAAAGACCTTGGTATAAACCCATATGCTAAACTAATACACATGGCAAGAGCTGTTGACGCTTGGAGAATATTTCCAAGATTGTTCTTAACAGTTTACATTGTATTATTATATAAATGTGTAATATGGTATATGAACTTGCCTACTCCTACTATGGAACAGAGTGGGTTAATCAGTATCGTAGTTGGTGCTGGCGCTGCCTGGTTTGGTCTATACACAGGAACAAGTAAGAGTAAGAAATAATGGAAATCACAGCAGAGTTATTACAAGTTATAAACGAAACAAGTTGGACTGATGGTATTGGTACACTTGCCGTTTTATTGATTGCATATGCTCTGTACAAATACATTAATAAAAGGTTCAAATAATGGCTTCTAATTCAGGTAAAACACAAGGTTCAATGATAGCTGCCGTTCAAGCAGGTCAAACTGCTATCGGTTCTGCTATTACAGGTATGTCTAAAGCATCTGCTACAGATATGCAGGCTGCTGATACCTTAGAAGATATCAGAGAAATTAATAACGATATCAAAAAAGGCCAAGACAATATGGTCTACCTGTTAGGTGAGATGTTTGCATTTGATATGGAGGCATTTCGTAGAGAACGAGATAGAGCCAGAGAAGCAGAAAAAGAAAGACTAAAAGCACTTAGCAATAGTAACAGTAGTATTATTGGCGGTTCAACTACAAATGAAGGCGATAGTAGTGGACCAGGTTTGACTAAAACTATGTTAGGTGGTATTTTAGCTCTAGCCGCTTTTGCAAAGGCATTGAATATAGAAGATATATTAAGATTACCACAACAAATTAAATCTATCAAAGCGATAGCCACATTTGCCAAAGGTGTTGGTACTTTAGGTACATTAGGTTTTGGACCGGCAATATTGAAAAATATGAGAGCTGGTTTAATGTCAGTCAGAATATTCCCTAAAACAATAGAGAATATGAACAAGGCATTGAATACTAGATTTGTTAATATGTTGAGACCAGTTAGAAATCTGTTTTTCGGCGCCTTTATGCAGTTTAGACTGATACAATTAGATTTTATGGAAAAAATAAGAACTATTAGAACTGCCATTCAAGAAAATAAATTAGTTACATTTATTGTAAATAGTTTTAAAAATGCATTTGCTAGAATAGCGGGAGTATTCAGACCAATCATTGCAACAATAAGAGGTTTGTTTGCCGCTGGCACAGGTACGGCTGTTATGGCAATAGATAATATAATGGGACCATTGAAAGCAGTTGGTAGATTTCTTAGTAAACTATTCTTACCAATCACATTGATACTTGGTGTCATAGATGGTGTAACTGGATTTATGGAAGAATATGGTGAAACAGGTTCTATTGTAGATGGTATTAGAGGTGCAGTAGAGGGTATTGTAGATGGTTTCATAGGTACACTTGTAAGATTGATTACAGATTTACTTGACATGGCATTATCATATCTTGGTTTAGAACAACTAGGTTCTTTCATTGGTGAGTTTGGTGAAAAGATTACAGCAGACTTCAAAGCCGCAGTTGGTGGTATTGTTGATGTTGTTACAGGTATATTTACTTTAGATTGGGAAAGAATTAAAAAAGGTTTTGGTACATTATTCTCAAGCACAGGTTCATTCTTCTTAAATGTATTGACAGCGCCAATAGATATGGCAGTCAACTTCATAAGAGATATATTTGGATTTGGTGGTGCAGATGCAAACTTTAGTCTTATTGAATATGTTGTAGGTATGGCCACGAAAGCATGGGACTTTATCAAAGGCATATTTACATTTGATACAAGTAGAATTATGGGTAAGATATTTGATATTGGTACAGTGCTTAAAGCTATTACACTAGGTGGTGTTGCTGCTGTTAAGGCATTAGGACCATTTGGTGAAAGTCCTGCCGAGGCATTTAGTAGAAAGTATAACGAAGTAATGAGTGGTGCTTCATCTACTATGGATATAAAAGAAAAAGAGATTACAAAAGTTACTACAGAGAATGTAGAAGGCGATGTATCAACAATCACATACAAGAAAGATATTTTAAATTCAAGTGGTGATACTAACAACCAAGGCACAACAGTTATTGCAACAAATAATAATCAGCAAAACAATACTAGTACAAATAGTGCAGTAGTACAAAGAGTGC